GATAAAACTCTCGAAGCAAACACATTCCCCCACGCGACCACCGTAAAACCAATGGACAAGTTCGCTGAGATCAGAAAGAGACTTAAACAGAAACACAATGAATGGCTTCAACAGACAGCAGCAGAGAGAATTGAGCAAGACGCAGGAATTAAGATGACGGCTCGTACAATTCAAGGACTGAGAATCACCAGGAACTCAAAGAACGACGAGTCAAGCCTCCACGTTGATTCCGCAACAGACTTGGAAATGGATGTTACTGGCGCGAGCAAATTTGAGTCGAAGAAAGAGACGTTTGACTATAGACCTAACACCAGCTCGAGTCGGATCGTTCTTACCCCAAAGTCAAATGATTGTAAAACGGAGAAGAAGTTGGTCAGCGGAGACGATGTCACGGAAATCAGTCGTCCAACATCAAGTAGCGCTGTCGAGATATCTGAGCTGCCAGAGGTATGTGTTAAAGTTGTGTTTTCTCAGCCATGTGATGTCAGTCGGTACCCATCGGACGCAACAAAAGTGAGAATAACAAAATGTGATCATGCCAATTGGAGAGGATGGCGATCGTTTTTGCACGCTTTAGGCATATGTAACCGCGAGATACAAGACAGTTTCTTAGAACAGGCGGCATCGGGTTGTTCTGCACATGTTAAGGATGTGGTTACTGCGTTTGATAGAGGTGAGAATTTGGAGCTACTGTGTGCAATGGCCGGCGTTAATGTATGCTTAGTCAATGTAAGTGATGAAGAGATTGAGCTAATCAAAATATCGCCCGAACCACTGACTTGTGTTGTACGTATCGATTTTGTTGGCTCTGAGATTAAATGTCTTCCTTGTCATGCAACCGACGCTGCCCTTGCATCTTTGTTTAAAACAGCTCTGCGCGTATATGACTATGGGCGTCGGATACCTTGGATGCACCTCTCAGAAACGGTAACATTTCTTTCTCTGGATAAGACGAGGACAAGAGTCAACGTGAGTAATCTGTGTTTTGATGATGGATGGCGGAATATTTTTGAAGCGTTGAATAACGATTATCCGGAGTTGTACCTGGTACCAGAGAATGGAGACCCGGAGGCAAGGAGTCGCTGTTTTATTGACCCAGAGCGACAAATCGAGGAGGAGGAGAGATATCGCGCAGCTAAAGAGGCTTATCTGAAGAGGATGAATACCCCGCTTGAGTGGTGGCAAGAGGAAGTCTTGACGCTAACTGACGGAGAGAGAGAGCCAAAACTGGATGAGTTTTTCTTTCGTACACTGCTCCCTCGGATTATCAGACAGAACGCTCACTGTGGAGACAACCCAACTGAAAAGTTGCCTATGATAGGCTTCGGATTTGATGCTATTATGAAGAGTAGAGCTGAACGAGCATCCCAGATGTCGATTGGGGCGAAAGGAAATGCGGGAAAGGAGGTTGGATTGCCGCTGCGCTACAAACAGCATGTGATTAATTTCAGAAAGCGTGAAATGCATCAGAAGAACTCGAATATCATGACGGGGTATCTGCCAGGCGGTCTGTTACATGATACTCTTGGCGGGATTGTCATCTGTTTAAGGCTAGATATATTTGAGGATACAGTGATCAGCGTTTATGGAATCTATAATGGGATGAAGCTGATCAGACTGATTTGTATGATTTGTGTATATAGTGGTATCAATATTCCAGGACGTCCCTACTTTGTTTATGAAGTAGGAGAAGGCATATTGTTAACACCCGGAATGTTTGAGGAGTATTTCACAGGTGCGCGAACGGTGTCGCGGTTAACAAGTACTCATGGTGTGATCCATCTTGGCAAGCTTGAACGATGCGTGCGTCAATTTAATAATTATCTGTCAGCATTTAAGATCAAGCCTGGTGAGATAATCGACCGTTCTAGAGCACCGAGATGTAAGGCTAAAGAGAAGAAGTTTGTGCCAAGAAGCGTTGGTAAAGGCGTTTTCTATGCGTCTGATTTGGCCAACTATCCGTTCGAGATTAACAGACATGATAAAAGATCAGGATTGTTCCATGTTGGTGAGATTGACTTTCAAGCCGCCATTTCTTCAATTTGGCCTCAGATGATGTGTCATTACATGGCAAGCGAGGATAGAGAGGATAAGCAGGACGATGAGAAATCGAAATCGGACAATTTCCTTGTGCCTGAAGCCGTTGATCCTTCTTTGGTCATTCCGTCGGCGGCGATCTATGATTGTGGTATGAGCAAAGTGAATCCTGAGAACGCTAAAGTGAAGACCCGAGGGAATAAGTTACTACTACCTTGTGGAATGTTGGAGCATTGTCGCGCTACTAGTCTGACCAAGCACAGATGTCTATTGCCATATCTTGGTGTTTTAGCATGTGATCTACCTTATGGTTCTGAGAGAATGCCGGCGTGTTTAGGATGTGGAAGATTGTACCCACAACAGATCCTCGCGAAACTGTGCGCTCAAGTCAGATGTCCAGCCTGGCCTTCTACATCGGATTGCTTAATAAGGAGTGAGTAATTTAATAGGTATGTACGCTTTTGAACGCGCGCACCAAAGTCACTCTCATGATCTCACGCGGCGTTGAAGTTTTACGACCGAAGAAGGGTGTGTTTGAGCCCTGAGAAAGCTGTGAGCCTCATGCGGGACGGATTTCGTAATGGCTGAGTCCTTGCGCGGTTCGTGACGTATGGGGGGTAGCCCAGTAGAGAGTGACAGAGGTGC